AGATGTACTTGCCACAGGCCATGCAAAGTCCTCGCGAAGCACAAACGCTGTCCCAAGTGCTGCTGCATCCGCTGGCATGGTGAAGGCCACAGAACCAGGCAGATTTGTCGTCGTCACAGTAACAGGCGTGGCAGCCGCCGTAAGTACGGCCGCCGCAAACCTGATTATTTCGACATACGACACATAAATTCTTAATCCTGCAGTAGGCGCGGGGATCGTCAGTGTCTGCGCGGCACCTGCCAGGCCAACGGCAGTGACCATAAGAGGAGCAATCGAAAGATACGAGGGGTCTAGCTCCGAGGTACTAGCAACAATCGTCGCCGTTGCCAAACCACTTGTGTACGCGGTCATGCGCGCTCGCACTTTTCGGTATGGCGCATTCAACGCTGCAGCCCATGCGCCGGCCGCAGTGACATTTGCCTGCATCTGCGTTAGGGCTTGTGCCACGGGGCGGATTGCCAATAGAGTCCAGTTAACACCGTCAAGTGTTCCCGAAACCTCGACCGTCCCAACGAACGAGCCGCGCACATCAAGGCCGATACTTGCGCACCCGTCAGAGTCACAGATTATCTCGGCATTCAATGCCCCCAAGCCCCCAGACACATAAAGCGATTCTCTCGGGTGTAGCGTGGTTGATGCCAGGTCTCTGGAGAGTTTCGCCATTATGACACCTTGTATTTTAGTCTGATGTCGCCACTTGTCGGCGTTGCGAACGATGCCGTGACCAAAAATTGCCCCGACCCCGGAGTGGCATATAGCGATATCAAATCAAGCAGCTCCGGGCAATTTTCATCAGAATCATTTGTCGCGGACAACATTACCTCAATTACATTTGTTGGCGTCACCGTTGCCAAAAATTCTTGCCCCCACCATAGTGCAGACTTCGGGATCGACATCACGGCATCTGACCATTCAATTGATGGGCCCCCGCCACCTACTGCGGCTGTTGCCGCAAGGATCAATTGGTCCTGTGCGGCCTGCTCTTTCGCTACTTGCCGCAATCGCGTCTTCAGACGGGACATTTAGAGAATCCTCGCGTATACCCACGTATCGTCATTGATGCGCTGCGGCGGCTGCTCGATTGCATTGGCACGCTTTGCCTCGGCCACCGCCATCATGTACCCCTGCTGCAGCATCTGCTGCTTGCTCGTCGATCCCGTCACCGTCTCGCACACCTCCATGGCGATCTTGTTCGCGAATGCCTCGCAGAACCCGGCGTCCCACTGCTCCGAGTCTTCGACCCGGGCGATGTATCGCAAGTTGAGCGTGCCAGACACCTCCAGCACAGATGCGTCTGTCACGATCTTGCGGCCCTCGATGGCATACGGCCCGTACGACCTGCCGGAGTAATCCGACATGTCCGGACCAATGTCATAATTGGAAATCGTCAGTACGCGAAGACAATCCGCCGGAAGCGAATAGGCCAGCCCGTACCCATGCACAGGCACCGCCACGTCTGCCGTCAGGTTGGCGCGCTTGACCGAGAATGACCAACGACGCTTCCGCAATTCCGCGTCCCTGAGCGTATCCCACACCGCAAGCAATGCCTGCGCCTGCTTGGACGAGTCCGCAATCGACAGAATGCGCGGCTGCCCCAGCTTCACCAGGGCAAGATTGCAAATGTCGACCTGCGCGGCCATCAGTACGGAACCCGGTCAATACGCGCCCACACGCCCGTCGCACCGCCTGCCACGTTGGCACGATACTGCCCCGGGGCTAGGTTATTGTTCGGGGAGCGCGAGCTTGTCGTGATGGCCGCAGTCACCGCGAGCCATGTCACGCCATCCGGGCCAAGCTGCTCAATGGTCACGTTCCCGCCTGTCAGGATGACCGAGATAACACCAAGCCCGCCGGAGAAGTACACAGGCGGGCTCGTGGCGCTCCCATTCTCCAGCATTACACACGATGCCGAGTTAGTCATGAGCCCCCCTTAGACCGGCGGCCAAGTGTCAACGTGGATGATGTGGGCAACCAATGCTTCAAGCCCCCGGACCACTTCGGTTTTCGTGGCGCTTGCCGCATCGTACGTGATGCGAAGATCAAGGAAAGCCGCAGGGGTTGCGCTTGCGCCCTCGGTGACCCCTGTCGGCAGGTTACTACTTAGAGTAACCGCATAGTAACGGTCAGCCATTTCATACTCCTAATGGGGGCGACTTGCGCCGCCCCCGTTGAGGTTACAGGACGTATTCGATTTCAAGCCCCGCAGTGCCGGACGCGGTCGCTGCGCCGGTCAGCGTCAGTGCGACATCGTATTCGCGGCCCGGGTCACTGGACAGGCCGAGAACCTCCCACAGCCGCTTATTGCGGTTTGCGGAGTTCGCGCCCGAGAGCAGATTGCCGTTCATGACATTGATGCCGCCCGATGCAGTCGCGATGGTCTGCGCGGCAGCGAAGAAGTCAGCATCGACCACAGCGCCACCATAGGTAGCAGTCTGGTAGAGGCCAACATCGGCAGCGCCTGTCGTGATCGCCGTGCAGAACAGAGACACCGACTTGATACGGGCATTCGACGGGATGCGGCACACGCGGAACACCGAAGCGATACTGTCGCCGTTGGTAACGGCCACGGTGTCCGTGGTGGTGCGCGAGTTCGCCGCGTTGACGTACGACGGGGACTGGTTGCCCGAATCCCGGTTCGTGATGGAAGTGGATTTGATAGCTACGACAGCCATGGTAATGACTCCTCAGTCAGTATGGGTTAGGGGGTCCGGCCCCAGGCAAAGACGACTTTCTTCTCTTCCAGTCGGCAAGCACCGAAAGTGCCCTTTGCATACAGCTGCCACGGGATGTCTTCCAGGTCTTGGCGTTCATCGATGCGCGTCGTGGTGTCCTGCCACTTGCCCATGTAAACGCCCGATTTGCACCACATCGGGAGAGGCGTCGACGTGCCGGCCGCGTCATCGGTGCCGTTGAACGAAAGCAGGCGTTCGCTATGAATGAAGTTGACGCCGAGGAACCGATCGATCTTGCCATCCACCATAACCGGCGTGCCGTCGCGGCCCGGGTTGTAGTCCTTGCTGGTAATCTGGATTTCGGCGAAAAGTGCATCGTAGTTCGTCGAATCGACCGCTATGTAAATCTCTTCGTTGTCAAGCTCGATATCATGCGACATCAAAAGCTGCTTCATCTTGCGCAGCTTCGCCACGTTGAGCTTCGATCCGGTGCCGCCAGTGTTGACCGACACCACATTGCCGGCGAGGAACGGCGTAGAGGTCGTGCCGCTCTTGCCTGTCTGGTTCGCCTGCAGCATGCCGCCGAGGATCGTCAGGTCCTTGCGGCGATTCATGCCGGCGACGGCCGCCATTGCCAACGCGTTGCGCGGGTCGGTGATCTGACGAATCAGGTCGTTCGGCGCGTACTTCGGCGACATGTGCCACGAACGCGGCAGGACCCAGCGGCGGTCCTGATTTGCTTCGGTGTGCGGCATCGGGCCAAAGCGGGTATTGGCCTCGGTAGCCTCAAGGTTGCCGACCTGATCGACAGGGCTAGCCTGCTCGCCACGATGGCCGGTGCCGACCGTAACGGCCATTTCAAGTTTGCTGATCTTCTGCTGGGACAGCAGCTGCACGTTGTCGGCGAACTGCTGCGCATAAAACACGGTGGGGTTTTGAACGCCCATGATGATGACTCCTGAGTGATTGGATGTTTGATCGCTCAGGGCTTATCCGGATTGCCCGGGACCCATTGCTGCCCCGGATTCCTCCGGGGCGCAGGGCGTGCTTTCACGCTGTCAGCGGACCCTTTCGGGTTCCCCGCTCATCGGGCATAGCCGGCATTCGCTGCGGCCGTCGCCCGGATTGTCACAAGACGATTCCATTCATTGACTGCTGCCACGTCGCCAGCCTGATGACGTTTGACCCAGCCCTGATCTGCCATCAGCTGCTGCATCTTCGCGCCTGCCGCATCCGGCGACATGACACCAGAATCTGCGCCCGAGCCTACCACAAACTTCGCCTCGCCGGTAGTGCTGCCAATGGCCGCGAACAGCTTGTTAAACTTGGCCGGACCAAGGGCGTCAATCAGAGCTTCCATGTCGGCGTCTTCAAGCCCGACTTGCCCCTTGAACTCATTAGCCGCACGATCTGCCAACGCCTTCAAGGCCACGCCCTCAGCGCCCCATTCGCGTTCCAGCGCCGCCATTTCCGAGTGATCCCTCGCCGTTCGGTTGGCGTTGTAGTCCTCTTCCGCCTTCTTGAGATATCCGGCAATCTCCCCCATGGCCGCGCCCAACATGTCAGCCGGCACGCCTGCCTTGTGGAACTGCTCGCCCGCGAACTTGACGAAGTTGGGGTCGAAGCCCTCCAACTTGTCCAGCCCGTAATCGGCCGCTGACGCGGGCGGCGCAAAGCCCAGCCGCTTCTTGACATCCAGCATGCCGGCATCGTCGCCAGCCTCCGGGAGCTTCAAGATGCGCTCAGGCGGGACGCCCTGCATCTTTTCAAGGTGCCGATACGATTGCAGGACCGCCGCCGGATCCTTGAACTTCTTGATCTCCGCAAACCCGCGCAGGTCCGCGTCCTCGATGGTGGAATACCACGGCTGGTCCGCCGCGCCCTGTCCGGGCGGGTTAGCGCCCGGGTTGCCGGAGTTATCCGACCCGGTGGTGTTGTCGCTCATTCTTGAACCTCGTCGATTGACTTTAGGAATTCCTCGTCAGGCAGCTGGAGCATCGCCTGCATCTTGAGGAACATTTCAC